GTGGTTAGAACGGGAACAGCGACCTCCGCGAAGCGCTCCATCGACTTGGCCAGCTTCTCAAGCGTCGGAAGCAGCTTAATCACCAGTTCTTGCGTGGTGCGCGCAATTTCGACTTTGACCTGTTCCCAGTTTTCAGCCGCCTTGCGTGCTGCGTCCGCGTCCGCCTGACTGTATGCCTTTTGCGCGGCAAGCAACTTTTCGAATTCGGCGCGTTCCTTAAGCAGCAGGTTTATCGTTGCGTCATCAATACCCAAGTTGCGCCCGATGTTAAACGCATCCTCACGATTCGGCAGAGCTCTGAGCTTGTCGCCAATGTCGGCAAAGATGTTTTCGAGCGGGCGCGCTTTGCCCTCTGCGTCCGCGACAGACACACGCAAAGCTTGCAGGTAAGGCAGAATCCCGGTGTTGCCCGTCAATTTCAGCTCGGTCAATGCAGAGCTAAGCCCCTGCATCGTGCCTAAAAAGCCCTCAGCGGTGCCGCCATTGACCTTTACGGCAGCAGTCCAGCGCGACAGCCGGTCGGTGCTTGTGCCAAAGTTCTTGGCCATCCGATCAAGCTGGGCGCCGGTCTGGATGATGGTGCGCGTAAAGTCAGACAGCCCGCGACCTACAGTCAGGACAGCAAAGAACCGCACGGCAGCGGACTGCATTTGGCCGAAAAACTCAGCCGCCTGCTTGCCGCTTGCTTCAACCTGCCTGCCGGTGCGCTCGGTGCGTTTGCGAGTGTTGTCCAGACCGTCCGCAACACGTTTTTCGCCGCGCTGGAAATCCGTGGAGTCGAGGCCAAGTTTTACGATCAGGCTGTCAATTACTGTTGCCATAGATAACCTTTGCGTTGTGTTGGTCGACCATGTGGATTTCTAGCATCTGGTACGCATCATACGGGCCGTACACCGTCTGCAGTTCGTGAAGCGTGGCCAGCCTGGCAGATACCAGAGTAGCAATTATCGACGGCATGTTGTGATATCGAATCATGCTGGCCGCTTTGGAGCCGGGAGCGCTTAGGCCGAAGTCGATCCGCTCCCGATAGCGAAAAAACCGGTATGAAGTTCCAGCATGGCGCCTCGCAGTTTCAGGCGGGTTGGAATGTCCTCAACATCATTGGCCATCAGCTTGCGGACGGTGCCGTCTGGAAGTTTGACCGACACACAGCCCATCATGTCATCCAAGATCGGCTTGGCTTTTTCCATGGGAAGGCCGGCGATGGCTTTTAGGCCCATCTTGATTGCGATAGGTGCCAGCTCGGACACCGGGGCGCGGAAGTCAACGAGCTTTAGGTCGTCGCCATTGTCGCCACCCAAAATGGCCTGCAGGACTCGAAACGCCCACCATTCTGCGGCGTCGGCGTCCATCTCGGTAACAATGAAAGTCTTGCCGAAATCCCGGCTGTCTTTGTCTTCGATTTTAACTTCTGTGCTGCGGCGTGCCATATCGTGCCCCTGTCATTCAATTGATAAAAGAGAGCCGCGACAAGCGCGGCCCGTTGATCACCAGTGTACCCGATTATGCAATCGGTACGGGTAGCACGCGCTCCCAAGTGATCTGGTAAGTGGTGGCCTGCAAGACGCGCTGGCCATCCGGCATTGCCTGATGCTGGCTGAGGACGCCGCGCGACAGGCTGTAGCTGCGCTGGTTGCCTGGCAGCGTGATCACCCCATTAAGGCGGTAGATCGTGCGGCCCGCGTCCTGGCCTTGTACGATAGCGTCCATGATAGCTTGGCTAGGGCTGTCAGCTTGCAGGGTTACAGTCTGCACGTATGGGCGCGGAACCCAGCCGGCAGACAGTTTGCCATCCACGCCCATAACGGTTTCGGCCGTTTGTGCGGTTTCCATAGCAAACGCCGCGTCTGCTGCGTAGCCTTCAAGGATTGTGGCAGCCAGCGCGAAGTCAGCAGAGCTGATGACAAACGTGCTGTCTGCACTAGTAATTGTACGTTCGGCCATTTCGTTGGCTCCTTAAAGGACTGCGATAGACGCGAGTGTGATTTGCTGGATAGCGCCGCCGTCCATGTACCACAGTTTGACGGGTGGCGATTGGCGCTGCTGGCGAACCTGGGCGGTGGCCGGGAGGATCTGCAGGTAAAAACCCTGCGTTTCCAGCTGCGTCGAAATATCCAGGCCGGCTTGCGTGGCGATGGTGGCTTTCTGCGCTTGGCTAAGTGGCACTCCAACACGGATAGAGCCGTTGTTCAGCGCCTCAATAATCGGATCGGCACACCATGCGCGAATCAGGGTTTCGCCTTGGCTGTTGTACGGCGCGGCGTTCACCTGGGTCAGGCCAACGACGATTGACAGCTGCAGTTGAGCATTCAGGTAGATTTGGTTCAGGTACGTGTCCAGCCAGCGGAACTTGCTGCCTTTCATGCGGCCGTCGTACATGAAGCTGTAGATGTTGCCTTGGCCTGGCGCTTGGTACAGGCCGTAGTAACTGGCGTTGTTGCTCAGCACTGCGTCGGCCAGCGGGCGGGTATCGACCGAGGTAGCCAAGCCGCTTTGCTGTTTGAATGCCGGGGTGGCGCGACCGTTCTCAGCAGCCCAGTCAATCGAACCGGCGTAACCGCAAACGAATGCAGCAATCTGGACAGTGTTGAACACCACGCAGGTGCCTTCAAGGTTCAGGGTGTCAACAATGGAGCCGAACACGGCGGCGTTGTTGGCGGTCGAATAACCTGGGTCTGTATCCCATGCCACATAGGCATAGCGCGAGTTCTCGCCGTTGCACCACTGAGCGAACGCGGTCTTGTTGTCGAGGTTTGGCTCGAAAACAGTCATGAAGGTGGCCCAGTTTTGATTCTGGTCTTTGATGCGATCCATTGCGCTGGCCGGGGTGTCAGCGTCGGCACCTTGAGACAGAACGCCAGCAGACAGGCCAAGGCCAGCAGCAGCGGTGCCGGTGCCAAAGGTAATGGTCGAAGCCGCACCGGTAGACACGTTAGTGACCACGAACATGGAGAACGCAGAGTCCCAGGTCACGACAGCGACGCCCGAAAGGGTCAGCGCAGTGTCAATCAGGGTTGCGGCGTTGGCAAAGCTGGTAGCTGCTGCCAGGTTTACGGTGCCAGATTTGACCACACCGTCAATGGTGATGGACAGAGTGCCGTTAATGGCCTGCAGCTGGGTCAGGGTTACGCCTGCCAGCGATTGGCCGCGAAGCCATGCAGAGGTAGCGGTAACAGCGTAACCGGCAAAGAACAGCGTGCCAGGCTTCTTGGTGCTGTTGTCGAAACCCAAAAAGTAGTTATCGGCCAGGCCGGCCTCGGTGGAGTTGCTGCCGAAGTAGTCTTTAGCGTCATCATCAGTGGAAAAGCTCAGTAGGCCGGAAGTCGGCACCATTGAGTTGGTGGTCAACATGATTGCGTTAAGCGATAGGGGATTGCCACCAGCGCCAACCACTGCGGGGTTGACGGTGACGATTTGCGAAACAGGGATTGCCTGGGTCATTCGTCGCTACTCCGTTGGAGTGGTTATGTCCGCTGGTATGACAAAGGTTTCGCCAACCACATCGAACGATTCTTGTGAAACGGTTACTGGCTCATTGTACTGCAACGAAACCGTTACAGACCAGCGAGTCTCATATTGCTTCTCGCCGGTGATCAACGGGATCTGTACAGGCTCGCCACAGTATAGGGGTTCAACGCCATCAGGGAACGCGCCTTCGATAGCAATACTGCGAAGCATGGTCACGGCTACGTTTGCCATTTCACTGGCGCGCGGGCCGTAGCAATCAAGCTGCAGGTCAAGCCGGCGCGGCATGTTGTATGCCATCGTGCTGGCGACCGGGTTTAGCTTGGTGCGCGTTGTGGTGTACTGGGTCTGCAGGATTTCGGTGATCACGATAGACGGCGGCAGCGGTGCAGGCGTGCCATTTGACTGGCCGCGAACCACGTTCTTTGCCGGAATCCACGGCATGATCCCGCGCAGGAAGCTAGCGGTTGAGGTAATGGCTAGGTTGACGCTCACTCGGGCGTCTCCGGTGGAACTGCTGCGACCTGATACACAACGCCGACCTTGCACCAGTTTTGCCAGGTTTCGAACACCTTAAACACGTTCCAGCGGCCCGACTGGCCACCATGGGAAAATTCAAGGTCTGCGCTTGGCTGCTGATCGGGGCGAACTACTCCGGCCAGCGCTCCGTACAGGTACACGCTGCGCATGGTGCCCTGAATGTCCAGCTTGTCGGCCTGTTTGATTTCGTCGCCATCGAGCGCCTGGACGTTGCCGAAGCCGGTCTCGGTGATGAATACAGGGATCTGCGTCAGTGTCACAGGGTCTACGTCGTAACCATCAGGCACATACGCAATGATGGCAATGTCCGGGTTGATCGGCTGGATTGCTTGGTTGGCGATGGTGCGCAGGTTAAGCACTGGTGTTCACCTCAAAATCTACGCTGTTCTGCATTTGGCCGGTGTCGATCAATGGCTTGTTGAAGCCTTTGGCCGCAATGGTAAAGGCCGAGTTTGCCGGGGTCTGCCAGCCCGCAATCGATTGTTGCAGCTGTTCGGCAATCTTAACGCCCATGAATTGCAGCACGGTGTCGCCGTTGTATTCGTAGTGCTTAGCGGCTTTCTGCATCAGCACGCCCCAGCCTGGTGATTCATTGGCGATCATAGTGCGGAAGAACGGGCGCGGCGGAATGCGTGTTGTGCCGTATTCGTTCCAGAATGCCACTTGGGCGACACTGGTGCCGTCCGGGTAAGTAGCGCCACCAAGAAAGCCGACGCTCACTGAGCCTTCCATGTTGCTGCCAATTTCGGCTAGCACCTTGGCCAGTTTCTCACCACCGATAAGGGCTGGCATTCAATCCCTCTACGCGGGTAGGGCGTGCGCGATAACGGAAACCACGCAGCGAGCTGGTAGCCTGCCAGAATGCGGCCCCGTACTGGGTCTGGATAAACCATGCTGCAGTACCGGGCGCGTTGTATTCGGTGCCGATGGACACGCTGCCTTCTGTCGCGCTGGCGATGCGGCCAACCGGCGTAGTAGATCCGCCAGGGTTTAGCGCGCCTTTTAGCGTGGCAATGTGGGCAGTCAGCATCCACAGCAATAGAGTGCGCTTCGTAATGTCCTGAACCGGGCTGCAATCTGTGTTCGACAGATACAGCCCGGCCTCATTGAAGCAGGATTGCAAGAATGCGTCGTCAACGCTCACGAACGCCGGATAGGCGACCTTGAATGCAACTGGGTCAAACGTGACGACGGCCATTCTTATTCGTCCTTGTCGGCGGATTTGATGCCGTTTGCCTCTTGCGGCAGCGGCTCATGCCCGGTTTTTTCTTTCTTCAAGTCCTTAGCCTTGCCCTTGGCCTCGTTCTGATTCTTGGCTTCGAACACGGCGCCGGATTTGATCGGGGCATAGTCCGGGCCTACGCGTTTCTTGAACGCTTCCCAGAAATCCGCGTCGACTTCGGTCAGACCATAGTCGTCTTCACTCAGCAGAATGATCGGGCTGCGTTCCTGCGCCTGGCGCTGGCCATGCAGGGTGACGCGCACGTTGTTTACTTCTGCAATCAAGCCGCTTGGCAGTCGGCAGCCGATGGTTACTGTTTGGCCCATTGGGGGTTAGCTCCTGTAGTTGGGTTCGCTGAGTCATGAGCATAAGGCATGCGGGGTAGGGTGGCAAATTTCGGGCAAAAGAAAGCCCCGGTTAAGGGGCTTGGGTTATTAGG